CCCTATACCTATCGCCTGTTTTGCCATTTAGCCCTCGTCAAAAGTCTTGCTAGTGGAGTCTAATGTAACGCCTGTTGAATCAAAGGTCGATACTACGGTGGCGCTTACAGACAAGGAGCCTAGACTGATGGTTGCGGAAACGCCCGTTAACGAAACCGTGATTGGTTGAACAGGAATCGCTCCTGAAATGGAAACAGAGCCCACCAAAGCATGCATTTTAGGAATTGAGATATACTCAACCGTAGTCAAGTTGAATGTTGGAAAATTTATGTTGACCGATATGCTGTCGTTAAATGGACGAGCATCCTTTAACGCTTGAGCATCGGTGGGTGTTCTGAAAGGGCCTAGCTGTGGGTGTTTTGTTTCATACTCGTCTTTGCCTACAAGCAAACCATTCCACTCCCGGCGCATGTCTTTGTACCGGTAACGCAAACCAGACCTATCTGATATAGCGTAGGAATATTTACCCGTAGCGAATTTGGACATTACCCCACCCTAAAATACTCATATTGTGGAACAACGCTGTATGACGCTCGGTCTCGATCCTCTGTCATCGCCCGCTCAAACTCTTCTTCATACACGGCTTTCAAGAGCTGAATCCTTTCCGGGGCTCGCTTCATAGCGATGTAATATGCAAGACCCGCAGCAAGGCACGGGTAGAACCGGAATGGAACTTCCAATGTATTAGTGGCGGAATCCGCGTCATCCATCCGCGTCAAAGCATTATAGTACACCACATCCGTGCTGTTTTCCGGAGTGGGCCAAAGCTTCAACGAAGGCGTGATCTGGCGATCTAAGAAAAACTGCGAAGGACGCCCCTCTGTGCTTTTTGTTGGTATATTCTGGTAGGCATCTCTGCTAATACGCTCCAATGCAAAGTCCGTGCTGCTGCGACGAACTACAGCAGACAAGATGTCGATCACGTCCGTGCCTAGAGAATATGTGGCAGTTCCATCCGTCAGAGCTTGAGTGCGCTCCACAATGGTCCACTGGTTCAGGCCACGGTTAGCCCACTCGGCCAGCATCAGGTTCAAAGACCGCCGCGCTGTCTTGAGGTCGTAGCCAGTACGAACCTCAAGCCCACACCGTTCAAAAGCCTCTTCAATATAGTCAGATACGTCTAACTCAAAGTTTGTGCTACCCGAAGTCGCCATCACTTTTTCCCCGCATACAGATTATCAAAAATCTGATTTACATCCATGGTATAGTCTAAATCCGATTTTGAATAGTGTATGTGTTGAGAAGGCAAGAAGTCTGGGGGCCCTTCGCCCGTTTCAAACCACGCTGGATGCGTCACCCGCACACGGTTATTGGGCAAGGCAACGATGTTGCCCGTGTATGGGCCCGCATCCAAAAGCTCCAAAACATGACTTTGTTTGTGCTGTGCGGGATCATCCGCAATCTCGCTTTCGGTATAATCCACAGTAAAATAGTATTTGGCCGGATAGAACTCCGGCCCTATTTTAGCAATCCATGGGCACGGATGAGCCCGATCTAAACGATAAACTGCGTGTGTATGGGACATGCAGTCCCAAGGTTGAGCTAAATGGACGGGCATAGGTTCCGGCCATTCTTCAAGGGGGGTGTCTCCAACAAGAGCGGTTATGGGCATTCTTGCCCACATCGCGCCCCCGTGAACATTCGGTTGATCAGTTTCGTCAGCTTCACAGCCAGTAAATATCATTTGAAAGCTTAAACAACGACTAGGCATGGTCGTCACCGCAATAGCCATGGCATGAAGAAACTCACCATGATAATTCAAATGATTACAGGTGTACTCTTTCCGCACCCAACACTTGAAGTGCGGAATATTGCTCTGAAGATAAGGCAAGTTACTTTACCTTGCCGCCTTTAGCGTAACCCTTCTTCTTCATTCCGCGGACTTTGCCGCCTGCGGCCATGCCCTTTGCCCTGACTTTTCCGCCCTTGGCATAACCCTTCTTCTTCATCATGCCGCCGCCAGCCATTTTGGCGACCTTGCCACCTTTAGCCATGCCTTTGGCTTTTACCCTGCCACCTTTAGCCATGCCTTTGGCTTTTACCTTACCGCCCCTAGCCATGCCTTTAGACTTCATGCCGCCGCCAACAAGAGTGGCTGCATACTCATCCATTGTCATAAATTCTTTTGCCATTTTACGCTCCTACGCTTGACTTACTGAACCCTTAGTTCTTTTCCTGCGGTCTGCCATTACTACCCCACACCCCCGGGCGACCGCTGTCCCGGTTATTTTTTTGCCCCTGAACGGCCTTTTGGCTTTCGTTTCGTAGCCGACCGCGCCACCGTTTTTAAGGTTGGTGACTTTCGCTCGCTTGGTGTTTGCGACGACGGTTTTACCTTTGGCTCCTGCTTTTTTCTTCTTACGAGCTGTCGTAGCTCGCTCAGCCTTCGAGAGGCTATTAGCTTTAGCTCTTGGAAGACAACGATCAGGGTTTTTCTTATCTTTTGAAGTACCACACTTACCTTTGATAGAACCATCGCTGCCTATCCTTACCCAATCCTGTTTTACCCATTCTTTAAGCTGACCCATTAGACCGACTTCTTTTTACCCAAAACACTTTTTAAAGTTTTTGCTTGGCTAGCGTGTAATTTAGAAGCTTTGTTCAACCCCTTAACAACTTTGCGAACCTTGTTCTTTTTGGATTTCGTCAGAGCCATTAACTTTTCCCCTTGGACTTTTTAGCGTAGTTTGGATCTTTACAGTATTTTGACGCGGCCATGTTTGCATAGGCCGACGGGTATGTATCAAACGTCCGCTTAGCCCATGCCTTTCCTTTCGGACAAATTTTGCCACCACTTTTTACCTTTCCGCCTTTTTTCATACGGACAACCGCTTGAGGCTTAGCTTTTACAGGGCAAGCCCCGGATCCCAAATTTACCACACTTCTCATTAGAACACCTTTTGCACAACTGCCGCAGCTATTATTAAGCCCGCTATACCCCAGAGACGTTGATCTAACTTATCCAACTGTTTCTGTATCTGAGCATACCGACTACCGCACTCCTCTTCGTGTTTTTCCAAAAGTTTTAAAACGTCATCGGCCTTCATTAGCACTTCCACCTTTTACGAGCCTGCCGCAAACGACTGTTTGGATTTTTTGCGGCTTTAGGAAATTTTTTCATTTGTCCAGCAGAACGAGCGCAGAAAGACTTCCTACGTTTTGCATCTTTACTTCCGGGCTTAACTTTGCCTGTGACAGCGGTTTTAAGCTTAGAGCCGGGATTTTTCCTTCGATACGCTGCTACTCCAGCTTTAGTCATCCCCGCCCCAGCTTTAGTGGGGCGGAAATTCTTTTTGTTTCGCTTCGGCATTTTATCATCACGCGAAGCCATAGGTCACCTAATTAAAAAAGAACGTCACTGCGGTAATGTTAGTTAAGGTGCCGACAAAAATATCGGTCACCCTAATACCTTCAGCAGGAATGTTCACAGAGTGTGTGTCTGAAGCGTTAAAATCCAAATCAAGGACTGTAGCGCCGCCAGAACCATCTGTAACAGTGAGCCGTGGAGTTCCAGATGCAGTTTTCAACTGGATCTGCCGAATACGAGCAGGACCAACCGCGAGGGAACCCGTGCCGGTGATCCGTTTCGTTCTTACGTCAGAACCTGCCATAACTTACCCCTCTTTCTTTTTTGAAGCCTTTTTTACGGTCTTTTTAACCGGCTTCTTGCCGCCGTTAAGCTTACCCATGATAAGCCTCTTACGATACAGCGGCAGAGAAAGGAGTAGCTTCGGTGCCTGTTGCTGCGCCGCGAGATACAACTGAGAAGACATTTGACGCTACGTCCTGAATCTCAACCGTAGCTCCGAGAAGACCACCGGTAGTCGTACCGTTCATTGTGATCGTATCGCTCGTTGCAGCGGTTTCAAAGATGGATGCAGAGTTGTCCGAATCATTAGCCACAATCGCTACACCAGCCATTGTGTCATCGCCATTAGCGACTTGAATGATGTAGTTGTTAGAAGTGACCGTGGTGGACACAAAGAACCGGTAAATGTTGCCTGTCCCGCTAGCCGCAGGGAGAGTAACAGTCGCGCCGCTTGCTACGCCTAAAACCATTGTACGACCTGCGTTAGCAGCAGAGGTCAGCGTTACGTCAGCAGTTACAGAAACAAGAGAATCCGATCCCGAAACGAAACCGGCAGTAGAGGTCACGGGACCTGAAAAAGTAGTGGAAGCCATATTAGTACCCCTTGCACAAGGTTTCGCTTTGTAGTCCGTGCAATGTCAGGTGGGCATGGTCCTGTCTACAAAGCTAATGTGAAGCCCAGAAACACTGTATAACAAAAAAGGGAGGGCGACAAGACTGCCGCCCTCCCCGTACAGATACCAA